TTTATTAACTTGTTTAACAACTTTATCATTAGCTGATTGAACTGCTGTTATACGTTTTTGTATTGGAGTACCATATGTTCCATTACTGTTTAAAGGAATAACTGTTACATTATTATCAACTAATAATAAGTCATTTCCACCTTTTACTATACTTGCAGTAAGTGTTAGATCATAATAGGAGGAATCTATTATTATTGCCATTGGACCATTCATATCATATGGTCCAGTAGATCCAAAATTATATGCTGGAAAGCCAGCAGTAGAAAAAGAAGGAAACATTAAACTACCAATTGGAACAGCAACTGCACCACTTTTACTTAATATTCCAATAATAAGACATTTATTATTTTTATTAGCATTAGTAAAAATATTTACATTGCTTTCAACTAAGGTAAATGGATTGATTACATTATTAGCAGCAACAATAGCCCAGAAACTATCGGGATCTTCATATGTAGTAGCAGCAGCCTCTAATAATGTTGTTTTACTATCTATCGATATATTACTCTCTTGTATGGGAGCATTTTCTACATCAAGATATGTAAAAAAATCAGAGATATTAAATGTACCAATTGTAGTTTCAAAAGAAGTTTTAGGTAAATTTTCAAAGAATTTCATGCTGATGGACCAAAATAATAATTTGAGATTTCTGATTTAGACCAAACAGAATTTGCTTCTGGCACATATGTGCCTGTTTCAAATTCACTAAAAAGCAACCCTAATAGAGTAATAGATGATGCACCATTTGGTAGATATCTAATAACAGGATCTATTTCATCATTCTTTTGAACCTTGACAGTTTCTAAAACACACACCAATGGTTCACCCAACCAGTTTGCTGTTAAGTTTTGTTCACCACCTAATGCAACACCATTACCTTTGGATACTTTTAATGCCCATAAATTTTGAGGATATGATCGTTCAGGTAAACCAGTAGCTACAGTTGGATAAGATGATTTTCTAAATGTTCCTATAATTTCTTCAACTTGAATAGTTTCTGCGGCATTTTTAGGAACAAAAACATATTGAAAAAAGTATTTTTTACGTCCTTCAGATACCATTGTTGCTTCAGCAATATTACTAAAACGCCTGTAGGTAGAGGTTGCAAACATTCTTTCCCAATAAAAGGTTGCTGGTTGTATGTTTCTTTTTAATAGATTGATTGCACCTTTCATTCCTCCACCGCTATTGGCTAATCCAGCTCTATTAATCATAGGTCCAACTGGATTATTGTTACTTTCACCATATTCGTGTGCAACTTGATAGCCGGGTTCCTTTGGCATAGGTAACGAAATTTGAGAAAATGCTCTGTTTATAACCCCTACTCTAGTACGTTCATTGTTTTTTAATGAATAATTGGCAGCATAAAAATTCAACCATAAAGGTTGTTCTGCTTGAGCCAAGCCATATGGGTATCTAAAGTTATATCGTGCCATGTAATAATATTTAGATAATTTAACTAAATATTGTAATGGCGTACAGAACAATTTTTAATCCTAAAAATCCAAGAAAATACGCAGGAGATGTATCAAAAATTGTCTGTAGATCTATGTGGGAACGAAATGTATGTGTCTTTTGTGATGAACACACAAGTATACTCAAATGGTCATCTGAAGAAATTGCCATACCATATATGAGTCCTATAGATAAAAAGATGCATAATTACTACCCGGATTTTTTAATACAGTTTGAAAACACAAATGGTATACAAAATTGGATGGTGGAAGTAAAACCAAAAAAGCAAACTATGTTAAAGGAAAATGCTTCTAAAAAAGACAAGTTTACTTGGATCGTAAATAATTGTAAATGGAATGCAGCTAAAGCATATTGTGATAAGAACAATATACTGTTTAAAATAATAACAGAAAAAGAACTTTTTTCAAATGGCAATACCACCAAATCAAACTAATTCAATAACAGCAATCAAAGACTTTTTTGATAGACATAAAGGGTTACAAAGACCTAATAGATTTTCTATGTCTTTTAATGGACTACCAGCAGTATTAAGTAGTTTAGTACCAGCCAATGACTTTCAACCAATTGGAGTAATGATTGGTGCAAGGGCTATAGATTCTGTTGCAGATAATCTTGCAGGTTATGGTTTAGGTAGAAGTGTTCCTAGATCTCAAAAGTTTCCACAGGGAATCATGTTAACCTTTGCAGTAACTAATGATCATTTTATCACAGATTTTTATGATACATGGTTCAATTTAATTTATTCTGGTGGAAGACAAAGGGGAACATACAAAACACCTTTTCAACTTTCATACTATGACGATATAATTGCACCAACACAAATGAAGATTAATATACTTGATCCCAACGGTAATATTAATAGAATATATACATTTTTTGAAATATATCCTATTGAGTGTCTTCCAATTGAATTAAGTATGATGAAGACTAATGATTACATGACATATCAAGTGTTGATGATGTTCCGAGATTTCACTTTTAGACCAGGTACATAATATGGATATACTTAATTCGTTGGAAAGTCTTTTACCAAAATATCAGACTACTCTTCCCTTTTCGAAACAAACTGTTTCGTTTGTTCCATTCCGAGTAAAGGATGCTAAAAACATCTCTATTATTTTACAGGAAGAGAATAGAAAATTAGCATTAACTAGTTTAGTTGATATTTTAAAAACTAATGTTAAAGATATTAATATTTTAGATTTGTGTATGGCAGATGCTGAATTTCTTTTTTTACAAATAAGATCAAAGAGTGTAGATGAACAATTAAATTTGATTCATAATAAAGAAAGAATTCAAGTTTCTATTTCTGAGATATATGGAAAAAATGACATATCTTCACAAACAATAACTTTAACTAATAATGTTAATATAGTACTAGAAACACCAACTGTAAAAGATTTATTAAAATTAAATACACTTAATAAAGAAGATGTTATTCAAGCTTGTATTAAAAAGGTTATTTTTAATGGTGAGATATTTCATGTTAGTAAATATGTAACAGAAGAAATTAAATTAATTTTAGATAATTTACCAATGACAGTTCTTCCAAAATTTGAAGAGTTTTTAAAGACACAACCTGATTTGTTTTTAATTATAAAAACTGAAGAAGGGGATAAAGAGGTAAACGGATTTTTAACTTTTTTTACTTATCGGTAAAGTTTTTTGATTTAAAAGATTACTATGTTACAAACTTTACCCTAATAAATAATTTTAATTGGAATCTGTTTGATTTAGAAAATATGATATGGTGGGAACGCGAAGTCTATGTTAAATTGCTTGTAGATTATCAAGATCAAAAGAACCAAGAAAATATGTCACATACACCAAACATGCAAGGATTTAATTAATGGTAGACGACAATAATATCTCATTAGATGTAACTGCAGAACAGCAACTATTTGCTCCTTCTATCAAACCATCAGATCTTAGATCTGCCCAACTTGATAGTAGTATGCCTGAAGATATGGCTTTACCTGAAAGCGTTGTGTTTAAAACTATTGTTGATCCACCTTTAATGGAATCAATTGTTTATCAAGCAACAAAAGTAGATATATCTGAAAAAACAAGTGCAGAAGTTGCTGACGTTGGAATAAAATTACAAGTTAAATTTGATCCAGAAGCATCATATAAAAAATTAGAAGAAAATGTAGATGGTATACGAGATAGTGTAACAAGTATAGCAGATAATGCTCAGAATAAATGGATACCAAATCCAAGTCCTGCTTCAAAATTTGAAGAACGACCAACATTAGAACCAACAAATTTGATATTTGATGCGAGAGCAGAAAGATTTGCTCAGTATCCTAACTGGGCATAAAAAAAGCCCCTTACGGGGCTTTTCTCAATCATTCTCCATTTCGGAGAAGTACTTTAGAGGATCCTTTTCCTCAATATCTTCGCGGACTACAGTATCCGTGACATCATCTTCAATACTTTTTGAGTCAGTAAACTGAGCACGAATATCGTCTCCGGTTGCCTTCTTGAGTCGTGCCTTGAGTTCATCATAACTCTTGAACTGACTCTTGTCAGTAAACTCCTTGAGAGCATATTGCTTCTTCCAAAGTTCCTCTAGCTTCTTATCATCACCACCAAGAAGAGGAGCAGGAGCAGCAAACTCTGAACGATCATAATTCACGTATCCACCGACATTGCGAATCTTGATCTTGAAGTCTGCACCAGTCCAAAAGTTGAACGGATCAACTGCAGTCTCATCTTGATACTCTGGATGAGCAAGTCCCTGAATCTTCTGGAAGATCTTAGTACCATACTGATAAAGGAAAACCTTTCCCTTATTCTCTGGGTTGGCAGGATCTTCAAGAACAAGAATGTTAGAGATGTAAGTCAACTTGCGCTTACGGTTTCTTGCAATGTTCTTGTCATCCTCAATTCCACTATTCCATAGTTCCGTGTTTGCTTCACAAACTGGACACTTCTCTCCAAGAGTAGTTGGGCAGTTTTCAAACAACCAACCACCCTTGCCCTTAAAGGCATGGCTGTATACTGAAACAAAGGGAGTATCTTCTCCTGCAATCTCAGGAAGGAATCGAATTACTGCATAACCGTTTCCAGCCTTGTCAATACCAGGCTTCCAAATACGGTCATCTTTGTAACTCTCCTTTGACGTGAGCTTATCCATGCGCTCGGTTAGTGATGCGACTGAGTTCTTACTCTTTTTCTTGAAATCTGAAAAATTTGCCATATGTGTCTTTCTTTCCCCAAGGATCTACCTTGGCCTAACAGTTCTCTACCACTATACACCACGATTTACATTAGTCAATCGGTAGTTTTTTAGATTTAGATTTTTTCATTAAATGGAGGTTTTGGGCTTCTTGTTGAATTTTTTCAATAATGGGTTTGGTTAAAAGTTTACCAGAAGCACTTGGATCTAAACCCATCTCTTCTGTAATTTCTAAAACACAATCCATAAAAGTCATATTGGTCAATTTGACTCTTGATATTACCTTATTTGAAAATTGTTCTTTGGCAGAGTCATCTATATACATAATGTTATTATATCATCGTTTTATAAGAAATCCAATAAATAGAAGAGTATAAATATTGAAGAACAAGGAACACAAGGATAAATTATGTCATTAAACCCATTTTTTGGAGACACGTATGTTGTTATCGAAACAGGTGGAGTAACATTTGCCGTTTCAGCTGATCCAGTAACAATAGGTGGGGTTACTAACTATACTCAAATTTACAAAATGGCATTTGGTCCTACTGGGTCACTTACAGTAGTAGATACCAATACTCCACTTCCTGTTACTGTTGCTGGTGGTATGACTGCTACCATTTCTGGTTTCTCTGGAACAATTAATATTCAGGGTGTTGGATCAGGAACTCCGGTTCCAGTATCTGGTACCGTAAGTGTTATGGGTCTTACTGCATCACCTGTATACGTACAAACTACAAATGGTTGCAGAGTCGAAGTTACTGGTGGACGATTTTTAAATAAATCAACAGATAATGTTTCTGTATTTGGTCCAAATGGAAACACTTGGATTTATTCTAATTTGGTAAACGCTAGTGGTGTTGCTATAGGAACTACTGCAAATCCAATGCAAGTAAGTTTTAGTGGTGTTACAATCACGGCAAACATTGCCTCAACAATCGGTGTAACTAATGATTCTCCTACTAGTGCATTACGTATTCAAGGAATGACGGGTGGTCGTAGTGTGGATGTTACTGTAGGTAATACAGTTGGTGTTAATGATACAGCTATATTAGCTTCTATGGCAGGAATAAGTAATTCTCTTGGAACACTTAATGCTCAAATTTTAAGCATTGCTGGTAGTGTTCCATCTAGTATCAAATCTGCCAGAACAGCACCAACTGCTGTTGTATCACAAATGGATCCAACTGGATTTACATGCTCATATGGTATTAATCTTAAAGCTGCAGCAACTAATACAAATTTAGTTTACTTTGCAGGTAATACTGCAGTATCTGCAACTACATCTTATGGATTGGATCCAGGTGAAGAAATATTTGTTAAAGTAAATAATACGAATAAGATCTTTACTGTTACAGGAAGTGGTACACAAGCACTATTTTATAATGCATCGTGAATAAAAAATGGCAGAAACAGAATCAGCATATACATTAAATAAAGTTAGAACTTTAAAAAATTATGGTTTGTACATTACCGGATTAACTGTAGATCCTATTTTTACAAAAGGAATTATAAATTCCAAACCAAATATTTTAATTAAAGGTTCTACATGTACAATTGATTATTCACATGTATATGATGTGTCTGATTCATTATATTTAAAAAGAACGTTTGGTGGATTTTCTGGTGCAGGAGCAACATTTTTTATAGCGGCTTCACAATATTTTGATGAATATAACAATATTGATACAACATTAAGTGGAACTTGTAGGTTATCTACTACTATCAATGATAATCATATTATCAT